TAAGCTGATTGTCCCGTGTTTGCATAAATTGCGTTGCTACCCAGCTAATCATAGCCAGGCTAATCATGGCACAAACGCTATTGAACCACCGCAGCCCATTGGTAACGCGCTGATCCTGGGCAAACGGTTGGACCTGGCTTTGCCCGGCCGATTGGTTGGGAGGAGTGGGGGCCATGGGGGGATTTTACTCGGCATCGAAGGCGTCCTGCAGCGCCTGCAGGAAGGCGGGGGGCATGTGGCAGCGATGAGCGACCGCGAGAAACTCCATGCCGATGTGCGCTGCCTTCTGCGGGGGAAGAGCGTCCAACACAAGCAGCATCGATTGCAAGAACGGAACAAAATCACCATCTTTTCTGAAATCATCAAACCTAGATGTAAGCGAACCAACCGCCATTGGCTCAAGTGGTTGAGCTTCCAAGAACGCATCCTTGAATCCATTCTCTTTTCTCAGCGCCTCGGCCATGGCGCGAAAGTCGGGCTCGGGCTCTGGCACGTCTTCCGGCTTCCACGTCAACCCCTGGCTGATCGCGTCTTCCTCCAGCATTTCGCCATCCACAAGTTCTCTATCTGAATCGTAAATAACTACATTTACGATAAATCCGTCTTGGACGACTGCGACTCTTTTTGTCATGGTGAGAGTTGCGTGATGACAACAACAATAGCCGGGCCGCCATTACCTCCGCGCCCTGACGAAAATCCGTTCGGTGCCGCTCCTCCACCACCTCCAGCCGCGCCGTAGCTGATGCCGTCACCACCCCTGCCGCCGTTGCCGGACGCGTTAGCATTGCCACCTCCTCCGCCTACGCCAAAAAATTGTATAAAACTACCATCCATTCCGTTCCCTCCATCCCCGCTACCACCTACACTATTTGGAAAAATTGTTCCAATGGTCGCGCCGCCATTGCCAGTTGAAGCTCCCGCAACTGATGATCGGACGTTTGCAGATGTGATACCAGATCCGCCTGCGCCCGCCGCAGGCTTGACGCCTGTAGAAGCAAGTGTACTTTGTGTGCTTCCTGTAGCACTTCCAGCCGTGCCAGCCACGCTAGCTGTATTCGCTGAATCAAATAATTGATTAAAACATGCAAATAACCTTGACGCACCTGCCGTGCCACCTGTTATCGTGCCACCGCCACCAGCAAGCCCACCATTACCAACTATACCGGCAAACGTGGTGTTCCCTCCGTTGGCTCCCGAGTTTCCATTGGTGTCAGGCGTGGTGACCGCAGCGCCGCCTAATCCTGCCGCACCAATTACAACGGCTTCGGTCGCGCCAAACCTGGAGGCGTTGACGCGGATGTAAACGCCTCCCGCGCCGCTGCCACCGCCACCGCCACCGCGATCCGTGCCATTCGCGCCAACCCTTCCGCTGCCGCCGCCAGCGCCAGCGCCACATAACCAAACTTCGCAAAACAAAGCACCTTCTGGCTTGGTCCAGGTGCCGCTAGAAGTGAAGACCTGTATGTTGAAAGACGAGCCACTAGAAGTTACATTAAGGTTTCCAGCAGAGATAGATAATCCCGTGTTTGGGTTAAGAAATTCAAGCTTAGACGTGTCCGAGTTCCAATACAACAACCGCGTCAGGCCTGCGCCGGGGGAGGCGGCTGCCAGCTCCTGGCCGTTCAGGGCGAGGACCGTCTGCAGACTGGCGGCCAGGGTGGCCGGGTCGTGGTGGCTGGCCGCGCCGAGGTGGGCCGTGATGGCGCCGGAGGCTGTGCCGGCTGGGTCGAAGTCGGTGGTGTTCGCCTGTGCGGCAGATCCCAGCTGCAGTGTTGTCCGCGCTGCCGAGGGGCTGGCCGACTCCGCCAGGGATCGCCCGGTTGCGCCCGTGATCGAGCCCCACCACGCCGCCACCGCCTGCCGCACCCGCTGAGCAGACCACACGCGAAACCCCGTCCCGGTGCCCTCCTCGGCCTCCGCCTGGCTGATCTCTCCGGGCCGGCCCGAGATGTCGCCATAGGCCCCGGTGTAGGCCGCTGCGGACAGGGCCGGGCCGGGGTTAACGACGACCGTTCCGGTGTTGGCGTGCACCCGGCCAACCGTCGCTACCACCTGGACTTCGCCTGTCGTCGGCTGGGTGGGCGTGACTCCACCCGTCGGGGCCACGAAGAGCTCCTGCCCATGCACAAGGCCCGCCGTGTTGACGCCCGCAATCGGACCCGCTACCACCACGTGGCCGCCGGCCGCGCTGCCACTGGTTCCCATGGCCGCCAGGGCCAGGCCTGCCGCAGGCATCAGCGAAGGCGTGTCGCCGCGCGCGGGAACCACCTCCAGGATCGTGGTGTCGCCCTGAGATCCGGTCACGTAAAGCGGGGTCAGTGCCGCCAGGGGAACGCCCGAGACGTTGCGGCAGTGGTCAGAAACCGGGCCGGTCAACAGATCGGCGTCGACCTGGACTGCGGTGGCCGTGCCGGTGACCGTGAGGCCGGCGAAGGTGGGCGAGCCGCTCTCGCCAAGCTGCGCCACCCGAGCCGCGTCGGCTGCGGTCTGAAGGCCCGCCACTGGCTGGCCGTTGACCACCGTGCCGGCAAGGGGCAGGATCGCGCCGGTGCCCGTGGAGCTGTTGATCTCGCGGGTGGCGGGGGCATAGGTGAGGTTTGTGGCGCCGCCGCCCGGCCCAGCCGCCGCCAGGTCGGCTACGTCCTGGGTCGTCGTCCGACGGGTAACAATCTGCTGAGCCGTGCCGGTGCCGGTGCCCACCGCGTCACAGCGAAACTCATTCCCTGGCGCAGGTGTTGCCGTGGCGCCGACAGCAGCCCAGTTGGTCGTCCCGAGCGTTTCAATGCGGTAGGAGTTGCCGACCACCAGCGCCGTGGCGGCAATCACGGGACCCAGCTCCTGATTGATCGCCAGAAGTTCTTCCCCGGTCAGCGTGGCCGCCGCGTCTTGCGCTGAGATCGAGCCGGGTACGAGCGCCATGGTCAGACCTCAGGCAGGGCCACAAGCGGCACACCGACGACGGTTGTCAGTGGCACGCCGATGATTTCGGGAATAGCTGTCGTGGGGCCTGAAAGCGGGACACGGCAAAATGAGCCATCATCGAATCTCATGGGGTCATACTGCACGCGATAGGCCACTCCATCCGCCGTGAACTGATCACCTATTTTCAAGCCGCCAAAAAGATCTGTTCGGGCGATAATCAGCAGCTTCACGACTACCATTCCCTCGCTTGTTTCTACGGCTGAATCTTTCTCGGGGATGCCCTTACCGCTGACGCCATTAGCCGAAACCTGGACGGCGTATTCGTCGTCCAGGAATTCGTCTAGCTCATCAGCAGCGAAGGGCATCTCAGGTCATCACAGGTATTTGGCGGATCCCCTGCCGACCACGCAAGCCGCCCCGGTGCCGGAACCGCCAGAGACAGTAAACTGCACCCGCAGGTAGCGCTTCAGGGCGTCACCCTGCAGGGTCAAGGTCGCGAAGCCTGCGGTATTGGCCGCCGCGGCCGTGAACGCACCGCCAGTGACGTCTGTGTAGCCGGATCCGCTAGCGTCGCTCTCCTGGATCTTGGCCGTCAGGGTGACGCCAGATCCAGCAGCAGCATGGTCCAGGGTGAGCACGATGTCACCTTCGTACTGCTGGGTGTCGAAGAAGGCCGCCGCACCGCCGACCTGCCCTGCGGCAGTGGCGGAGATCACGGCACAGGATTGAAGCTGGAAGGCGGTTGTCTTGCCGCCAAGGTTGTGAATGGTCATGGGGAGGGGGAGGGGGGAGGTGCTGGGGCAGGCCGCCTGGGCGGCTTGGGCTCAGTCGGAGCGGGCGGCGGGCACAGGGTGGCGTAGCCCATATCGGTGAGGATCTTGGCGTCAGCATCGCTGACCATCAGGGGACCGCCGCCAGCGGAGTGAGCAACACCGCTGATGTAGCAATTCGTGCCAATGGCGATCCAGGGCATCAGGTACCTCTGCTGAAGCTGGCGGCACGGCGGCAGACCCAGTCAAGGTCTTGCATCACCGTAAAGATCACCTGGCCCTTGGCGGCCTGGGTCACGTTGTCGACCACAATGTCAAGACCGCCCCACATTGCGATAAGCATGTCAGAGAAGTCGCCAAACCAGACATCATTCTGTTGAGCCTGATTGCTCATCAAAACGGGATAGCGACCAATGTTGCCGCTATCGTTGACGATGTAATCCGAGCCAGCCGCGCTTGCGCGAAGGGTTTGCTCGCATCCCGCCATGGTGATGCCGTTCATGATGTAACGAGCATTCGCCACATTCACGTTTCCTGCGTAAGCAGTTCCGCGCATGTTCACGTAGTCGGCCCAGTCGCCGGTGTCGTGAGTCCCGCCACCCAGGGCGGCCGGATATACCAGGGAGGCGCCGCCGCCCAACGTGACAGATCCGATCCCAGTGACATGCGCAAGGCCCTGGGGCTGGGCGTTGGTCCCCGTTCCATAGAGGCCGCTAGCGTCGATCCCAAGGGCCACGCTCTCCGCCATGTCAGCACGGACAATGGTGTCGATGTCGGGAGTGGCTTGCATCAGCGAGCGACGCGAAACAGGCACCCGCACGCCAATGGTTTTGGGCGTGCTGGAGATCAAGCCGAACGTCACGTCGGAATCCGTGACAGGAACATCCTCCCCAACCCAGTAGTGCTGGCTTGAGGCGGTCTTGCGTGGGATGTCAATGTTTCCGACGAGTCCGGTCAACATCGTGATCCCGGATTGCATCAGAGCAGAGCGATTACGCAGGAGGTCGATGAACGATCCGGCCAGAAGTTCCGTTCCAACCAATGCACCGCCTTTGGAAAAGTTGCCGACGGTCTGATCGCGTCTGGCGAACAGCCAATCCGCCGGGACGATAACGCCTGCGGTCGACTTGCCAAGCTTGCGCTCAGCCTCTCGGCTCATCTCAAACTCAAATCCAGCGGCCTCTTGCGCACCCTTATCCCTGGGATCGGCCAGTGCCCTGAACGCTCGAACGATGCTGTAGCGGCTAATGTCCCGCTGATCCATGCCGATCAGGCCGCTGTCTTCGACGTGAATACCGCCAGGCTGCAGCTCTCGAGAGCGTTTACCAATCCTCTCCAGAACGTCAGAACGGACTTGATCGAGAGACAGGCCGGACCGCAGGAAGGTGTCTCGATCGTCATTAGAGATGCCGTACATGGCGCAAACAGCAACGATTCCGGCGGCGCGGTCGGTCGCTTGATCGGTAGCGGCGCGAACCGCCTCGTCAACGTTCGGGGGGGATTCGATGGTCATGGTTTGCGCTGGCAGTTTGGCGGGTACACTCTCACTAAGTATAGGCCCATCAGGATCCAAGGATCGTTGCGGCTTGATGTCTGGATGGCCAACGGTGTTATCCGCCGGAATCGAAACGGTTGAGGCTTCCAGGGGCGTCCATCTGGTCACCAGAATACCGCCATCACCTGCGTCAACGGCCTCGTGAATTTCATAGGCAAAGCTCACCCTGACGGTTGTGCCAGACTCAATGTCCTGACGGCGCTTCCATTCCTCGGTTCCCCGTTCCAGGGTGTTCGGGCTCCATCGGGTTACCACCTCGCCCCGTTTGTTGCCGTTGATCCTCGCCTCTACCACCCGGCCCAGCACCACATCGCGGTTGTGGTTCCAGAGGTGCACGCCTCCGCTGCTCAGTCGGGACAGGTCAGCCGCGCCAGGGGCATGGCTGAGGATTTCCCTGCCGAAGCTGCGGCCTACTGGCTCCTCTGAGCTGAACTCCCACCGGATCATGCCATCCCCTTCCTGGACAGGATCAACCCCTGCCATCTCACGACGCTGCACCAGTCCGCCGTGGACGCGTTTCTGCAGTTCGGCGCCTGTGAGGGCGCGGGGCTGAGGGGGTGGCGAGACGGCCGCGACCTCCTGCTCGGTGGCCGCTGGCACTGGCTCAACCGCCGCCGGCTGGTCCTGGCCGAGCTTCGACTGAGGGATCACCCAGAACTTGCACAGCGCACCGGGGGCGATCTCACCCTCCACGATCTCGCACGCGGCGGGACCCTCGTAGAAAGCGCAGCTGGAGCAGACCATGCCCTGGCCGCTGAACGGGCTCACGGGCATGTAGTGAGCTGCCGCCTGGGCAAACTGCCCCACTTCCTCGGCGATCTCCTCCAGCGCCTCGTAGACCATCCCATCCGCCACGGTCATATCCGGGGTCAGGCCGCGTTCCCCCGTGGCCTCCTCAAATAGAAGCGCTTCCATGCTGTTGTCTTCCAGCCACTTCCTGGCCGCCGCCGGGGTGAATTGCGCCGCGTCAAACCGGATGGCTTGGATTTCGGCCGGCTCGCTGCCCTTGATTCCATAGATGAAGTCCACCCCCGCGCCGCCGGCGTCGTTCACCCGCCGGAACCGATCGAACCCGGCCGGATCCTTCAGCCGCGCGGCGTGCTCATTGGGATAGGGTCGCCCGCCAATCTCCGCCATGGTGAAAGATCGCCCATCTGAATTTGCCTTGATTGTATCCGCCTTGGCCGTGCTCCATCGCTGGCCCGGATCGCCGCCCCACGCCGCCCACGCGACGCGGCCGGGCGAGGGATAGCCCTCCTCGTCTGGCGCGAACCCCTGGCCCTGCTTGTCCACTTCATGGCGGGCGAACCATGCCGCCATGGTGATGACGGTCTGAGGCGAGAGGGGATCGCCCGAAAGGATCTGACCGGCGCGACGGGCGGCAACGGCGGTTCCTCCTTGGCGGCCCTCAGCCTTCCAGTCGCGGTAGCGCTGGGCTTCCTCTCGCATGCCAGCGGTGGGGGTGAGGTCGATGCTCATAGAAAGTCCTCTCTAATTTTGCGAGGGGGTGGAAACGATGGCTTGACTGGGACGCCCTGGCCCTGCGGCATGATGCTGAGCTTCGGCGTGCTGGGGCCAGAGCCGAAGCCGTTGCGCATGGTGGGGCCTTCGGTGAGCCCGCCAGCAGATCGCTGGGCTAGGTCGGACCGAAGACTTTCAACGCCTCCCTTGCGATGTTTGTTCATCAGCAGAATTGAATCATCACCGCTGAGGCCATATTGGCGGCACAACTCCATGGCTTGAGTGCAATACTTATTGTATCCGTCAAGGCGGAATCCCGCGTGTTTTTTGCGGGCTGGAAACATTCCGAACACATCGGCGATCCAGGCAAGAAGGAATCCGATCATTATCAGAAGTGGAGCGTGGTAAAGCACTGCGTTACTCATCCTCTAAATCCTCCTCTGAGAGTGTGTCGCCAGCCGGTGGAGACGCCGCCGGCTGTGGTGGCTGCTTGATGGGTCCATACTGCTTCTCAAGCTCCCGTTCTCGCTGCTTATCCTTCAACACCTGCTCATAGGTTGTACCTCGCTTGGCGCATATTTCAATCTTAGAGACGTAATCCTGTTCTTCCATGATTTTATATCCTTCCGCCTCTTTCTTCGGATCAACCCAGGCCCAGCCGCGCGCCTGCCAGTTCACTGCATCAAAATATCGGTCGGGGCGGATCTCAAAGTCAGCGATCCTGACGGCACCAGCAAGCACCGCCAAGGGCAGCCACTCCGCAAACACTCGATCATGCAAGGTTTCGATTATGACGGCCTGCAAGACGCCCCAAGCATCCTGATCCTGCAGATATTCTTGGCGTTGCTGCGCATAGCTGGACTCCGCCGCATCCCGCGTGAGAGAGGCGTAGCTGACGCCCGCGCCAGACGCAAAGCGACGACCTTTATTCTTCACGAATTGTTCATATTGATTGTCTGGGGCCTTAATGTCTGGCACCACAATATCTTCATGAACGCCTAAATATTTGAACGTACCGGGTTGAAACTCCGTGAGCCGTTGGTTGCGGGCTGCTTTTTTCTCTTCCGTGTCGTCTGTGTCGTCTATAAGTTCGCCCTTAGAGTTTCTGATGTAACCCATCAGGCTTGACGCCGCTCTTGCCCGAATAGTTACGGCCTGCTCGTAGCCATCCGCCTGGTGCATTTCTCCCATGACACAGGCGACAACAGGCACCCCGCGACTCTGCCCGGCCCTGTCGTCAATGAAGCCATGGATTATATCGGCGGCAGGAATAATTTCATGTTTTCTTATCCGCGTATTTGAGCTTCTTGCCAAATAGTCGCCAGGGTGAACGGTGAGGATCGCATAGTTTACCGGCCTTCCCCATTCGTTGAACTCAATCCCCATTCGCCAATAATTATTAGGCGCAGATATAGCACCGACATAGTCTAGGTCTAGCTGATCGGTTTCAATAGCCTCAAGCGCTAATGGGATCTTGTTTTTCTTGCCAAATGCCCGCCTTACGATCCTGATCAGATATTCTCCCGAGTCTGGCAGAATCCCTGCTGCGTGCCATTCAAAGCCCTTGAATGACCACTTGCCGCGCACGTCGCAACTGTCCCGCCTGCACCAGTGCCGCCAGGCCTTTTCGATTGCGTTGCCCGTCACTTCATCTAGGCCAGTCCCTCGCAGCCGTGGCAGGGTCATCTGCAGCTGAATGCCAGCCGGGCCAATGATGTTGTCCCGATACAGCCGTTTGAGCTGCGTCGCGTAGGGTGTGTTTCGGGACAGATCGCGAGCGTTATTCCTGAGCCGTGGCAGGGCTCCTTGAATCTCAGCGTCAGCGGATGTGCCGGCTGTCATCCAATCCGCTGTCAGACGGCCGCCAGAGGCCCCGGTGTAGGCGCGTTGAATCACCTTGACCGGGTAAATCTTGCGATTAAGAACTTTCCAAGCCCGCTGCCATAAGCTCATCAGCCGAACCTCACAAACACGTTGTAAGGATTGCCCCTTCCATTTGCGATGCTTTGAGCGGCTTCTTCCCTGACAACATCACCCTGCAGCTTAGACTCAAGCGCCATAAGTTCAGTCAGGCTATAGCGTTTCTTTCGCTGGGATCCGATCGTTATTTCCTGAGTGCCTCCACCCTGCGTGATTTTGCGGATGGCGGCTTGCACGGAATCCAGGTCACGGCGGGCCTGGCTGCGATTGTCCACGGCGCCGGCCATCGAAAGGCTCGCCAGCACGTCAAACGATCCCGCGCCGATGGTGTGCTCAACACCGGCCTTCGACGCGATGGACTGCCAGGAGCCACGGGTAGCGGCCGGGAACAGCGAGGTGAGGCCTGCGGACACCGTGGACTCCCAGCCGGTGCCATAGGTCGTTCCGGTGGTCTGCGTGGCCCCTGCCGCCACAGGGAACCGAACGTAGGTGGTCAGCGCCCAACCGTCAGCGCTGCGGATCGGATCGCCGAGAGGCGTGAGCGCTTCATCAGTGCGCCACTGAAGAGTGTCGCCGGCTCTGATCTGGGTCGGGAAGGTCATCTCACCAGTTTGTGACGAATCCGCCGGGGCGCCTGCCTGCCGACTGTAGCGCTGGCTTGGATTCTGAGGGAGAGTCAGGGGTGATACTCCGCAACGCCTGCTGCTGCCACCTAGACCACATGACGTCTGAGCTGGCGTAGTTCCGGGCCAGCTTCAACAGCGCCGCATAGGCGTAACGCCTGCAGTCGCCCGCCTCGTCATGTGCGCCGGCCGGGAGGCTCCAATGGCGCACGCTGGATCTGGGGCTTACCGGTGTGCGCTTCCAGGGGAACAATTCCGCCAGCGCTTGGGAGCTGGTGTCCCGGCCAATGTGGACGTAGCCAGGGCCGGGGGCCTTGATGTTGAGCTGCGCCGCCCAGTGGTTGACCGAGCGCTCGTAACCCACTGAGTAGTACATGAGATCCTTGCCCAGCCGCTTGGCCGCTTGGTTTCTCGCGTCGAAGTTGACGGGGACGCCCTTGCCGAGCAGCTCGGCCTTGGGCTGGGGGAGGCCCCGGACAGGGATCCACTTCCCGACCCTGGCGGCACACCACCGCCGAACGCTCTCGGTGGCCAGGCCGCCCTCGTCAATCGCCCCGAGCGCCGCCGGGATCTGGGCGCCGTCTTCGCGGGTCCAGGCCTTCGCCATCACGGGATTGAGCTGATCGAGGGTTTCCTGCTGGGTGGGGTCACCGTCGATCTCAAACTCTGCGACGTGCCAGCTCTCCTCCCCGAATC